AAAAAACCGACAAAATAGAGTCCGGTGATTTTGCGTTAAGTATGCTGATTGAAAAAGCATTGGACGTTGATGGCAATCGTCTGTTCCAAGATGGCGAACGGGCTGCTTTACGTCGTGATGTTCAGGCAAGCATTCTTCAGGAGATTGAATATGCAATGCTTAATTCTGGAGCGGAACATAAAGTGGAGGAAGCGAAAGCAGCATTAAAAAGCAAGTAACGACTGGTTTTTTATCTTCTTCTTGGCTAAAGAGCTAGGGATGACAGTGGCTCAACTCACCGAACAACTTACGCGAGAGGAGTTGGTGGGATGGGCTGCTTTCTTCGAGATCAAGGGAGAGCAGGAAGAAAAATCAATTCAAAACGCTAAGGCGGCTCGTGGAGCGCGAACGATGGGGGCACGGTAGACTGGAGCGAAGGACTCTACGTGTCAAGCCGTGGCCAATTACAGCGTAGATATTGGCGTAAGTGTTAGGGCCAAGTCTCTTGACACTTTTAATGAAAAACTAAAAAATACTACAAAAAGCATAGATAGTCTTAAAAACTTACTTAAAAAATTTAAAGCTACGGCTAGTTTTAATGAATTATCTAGTGCTTTAAAGACGGCTAACAATAACGTAAACGATGCAGTACGCGGGACAAACACGTATAAAAAAGCTCTTTTAGAGGCTGCTTCAGCAGGAAGAGAGTTAAACAGAGAATTAAGCGCAAGAGCGCGTATTCAAGCGCGATTAACTAATTCTAATTCAGGCTTCAGCGAGTTTAGCCGCCGAGCGACTGAGCTTTCTGGACGGCAACTGCGTACACAGCCTCTTCGCGTTATACGTCAAAGACGTAAGGGCTTAGACCAGTTTTCTTCGCCTATTGGGCCATCACAGGCTCCAATGGCAGGGCCTCAGTTGCCGCCAAACTTTAATGCAGAAATAAGAGCGGCTGTATCCGCCTCAAGACAGGTCGAGGCTTCTGTAGAGCGTAGTGCAAGTGTTCGCAGACAAGCCGCTAAAGAAATCAATACCATCGAGCTTGACTTTAATAAAAAATTTGAAAATCAACAACTGGATTCACAAATAAAAAATTTCAATAGGAAGCAAGAATTAAATAAAGAAGATTTCAAAGATTTAATTCAGAAAGATAAAGATTACGCTAAGGGGTGGGAGCAAAGATTTAAAAACCGTACAGCCGCTCGAAAAAAAGCCAATACGGAAGTTGCGGCTCAAAGGAGCAAGTTAGATAAAAACAAAAGAGAATCAAGTTTTAATCGCAATAGACGGCTAACCAACATTGGGACTGGCATTGGTTTTCCATTGTTATTTGGCGGAGGCTTAGGATCTGTAGCTGGTGGTGCAATCGGTGGTGCCCTTGGCGGATTAGGCGGATCAGTGTTCGCTGGGGCGCTTGGCCAACAGCTTGACAAACTTGCCGCAGCAGCAGATAAAACTGCTCAAGCATTACGCAACCCAATAGACAATTTAAGCGACTTAGTGCAGGCGCTAGGCATAGCAGGAACAGCACTAGAGAAACAAATACAAACAGCAGATAAGCTTGGATTAAGCGTTACAGCAGCTTTAATAGCTCAACAAAAATTTGAAAGTAAGTTTGGCTCAGAAACCACAAAGGTATTTACAGGTTTAGGTAAAGACTTTACTAATTTTAATAACGACCTAGCATCGCTAGGAGTTGCTCTACAAAATTTAATTGCTGGACCTCTGGGCGGTTTACTTAAGGCAGCCGGAGCAGTTGCGAGATCATTTAGCGGAAGTGCAGAGGTAGAGTCACTAAAAACTCGTTTAAGCCCAGAAAATAGAAAAGCTTTTGAGCAAGAGTTAGGCGGCAGTGGATTCAAGAGTCAAAAAGACATAAACGAACTGTTGGAGAAATATAGAGGCACACTAGACGGCTCAAAAGACGCAAATAAAGATATACAAAACATAAATCAAGCCATAACCGATGAATACAATAGACAGCAAAGTCTGCTGGAACGCCAGACCGAGGTAGTAGAAGGGCAGTTAGTAAACAGACGCGACACCCAAGCTGTACTTCAAAGTAGTGTTGCTGTGCTGGATCAGCAAAATAAATTAGAGCAAATAAATGTAGAATTAAGTGCAGCAAGAAAACTTGCCGAAAGTGAAACAACCAAAGAAAAAATTAAGCAGCTAGAGGTAGATAAAAAACAAACAGAAGAAGCCAAAAAGCGAGCTGAAGCAGCACAAGCCAATGCAAAAGCGTTAGCCGAGCGCCAGATCCTCCAAGAACGCCGTGCATTGTCCATACAAGAGTTTCAGCTAGAGCAACAAGTTGACGATGCCGCAACAAAATCTCTTTCTTTAAGAATTACAGAAGTTGAAAAATACGATCTACTAATAAAACAGATTGATCAACAATACCAAACAACTATAGATGTTTTAGCAGTTCAAGAAGCCGTAGCTCTAGAAGGTAAAAACGAGCTAGAAGTAAGAAATCAGATAACAGAAAACTTTAAAAAACAAAACGACCTAGCGCAGCAACGCAACGTAAATGCAAAAATCGAAGCAATTCAAACTGAATTCCTTAGAAAAGACAGGCTGCAAGCAATTAGAGATCAAGAAAAACTCAACGAACTCACAGCTAGGAACGCAGCTATTAAAGCTATCGACAGTAACAGTCCTGAACGTACAGTCAGTTTCTCTGGAGCGGGTTTAGGTTTCTTTGCAAATAGCGCGCTAACCGAAGCAAACATTATTCGTGACAGCGCCGCTCAACTAGAAGCCTATAACTTACAGCTCTCTATGTTAGAAAAACGAATAGCAAGAATTTCTGAGGTTAATATAAAAGATAAAAGAATATTACCTCTTACAACACAACTAGGTGACCTTACGCAGGCGCGAGATCTATATGCACAACTTCAGCCTGAAATTGACGCAGCACGAATAAAGCAGCAACAATTTAACGATGCTCTCGCCGTAACTGCTCCAGTTGTTGACAGTTTGTTCGACGGCCTAACAGCGGTAGTTGCTGGAACGAAATCAGCAGAAGAAGCGTTTGCCGACTTCCTTCGTACTATTTCTGACATGCTAATGGATACAGTTAAGCAGATGATTGCTCAATACATCGCTTTGGCAGTTGCAAAGAGTCTTGGAATGGGAGGAAATTCTGGATTTGACCTTGGCAGTACACCTTTACTCGCTGGTGGTGGTCAAGTCGGCGGGATCGGAACTTTAGGACCAAACTTTGGTTTTGCTCAATTTGCAAACGGCGGCCCACTTAGCGCAAATCAGCCTTCAATAATTGGCGAACGTGGACCGGAGTTGTTCATTCCGTTCCAAAGCGGCAGAGTTGTTTCTAATGAAATGTCGAGAGCCAGCAGCAGCCAGGTTCCGTTTACTCGTAATGTCGAACGTGTAACTCAAGCGCAGGAAACAGCAGCAGCAATGCAGAATGCTGGTCCTATTGATGTTCGGTACGAATCTCAAGTAATCAACAACGTTGAATATGTTACGGCTGAGGAGTACCGTCAGGGTATGACTCAAGCAGCGGAACGAGGCAAGGCATTAACACTGTCGGCACTCCAGAACCGTCCGGCTATTCGCGCACAGGTGGGTATCAGATGACGATTGCAATTGGAACGTATGTAAGTTTCTTAACGCTGGCCGGTAGCGAGACAGGTTATCGTTTCCAAAATTTTCATGCAAAAGAGACCCGGACTTTTCAAGGCTCCACATATTTATTTGCAGGGTTTGGCTTTTCGGGCGGTACGTTAGATCTTGCCGCAGCAAATATATCGGCTTCAATTGTTTTTGCAGCTAACGAACTTGATCTAAATATTTTCAAACAAGTTGCTGATTTGCGATATATCGCTCAGGTGAATACTGTTTGGCTCGACCCTGAAACATTGAATGAGACATCGACATTTGGAGAAGAGATTTATCAGGTGACGGGTTTTGAACATGACAGCAGTAGAGTGCAGTTACGTTTAGGCAGTCCACTTGATGCAGTAGGAGCTGACGCCCCACGGCGAACTCTTACTCAATTATTAGTGGGCTCTTTGCCTTCCACTGGCAGTATTACGTTGAACTGATGCTTAGTCCTAATGATGGTAATTGGATTCCGCTTTTACCCCAAGATCGTCAGATCATGGAGATCACAGGGATGTCTGAGCAGGAATATCGGGCTTTTATTCGTGAAGCGATCCTTAGAAATGGAATTAAGCCTGGAGATCCTGTCGCTTTCGTTGACCTAGCAGTAATTGGCGTAAATTTAATTATTGGCATTGCGCTGACGGCAATTGCTCAGCTTTTATTCCCTCCTAAAACACCTCAATCCGCTGGAGCGCCTGAGACAAGAAAAGTTCAAGGCCAAGACGTTCAACTTAGTAATAGATTCACGCCT